TTCAACCACATCATATCCACCGAACCATCTAAGTTGTGCGGAATGTTTTGTGCCGAACCTGTTCCCAAATATACGGTACAATCAAAATAACCTTTCGCACGCTTCCACATCCAACTGTAATAAGTCGATAAGTTCGAAGTTGAATTATACCATCCATTCATGAAATCGAACGTAGAGGTGCTATTACTAGCTACAGCATTAGTATTATTTACATCAAAAAATTGACCTGTTGTGTGCCTAGTTGTTAGTTGCCAGTCACTTGAACTTGTAACTTGTCTTTGAATTGCCATATCGACAATAAAGTTTGACTTCCATAGTGGTAGAGTTGTGCCTGATCCATTCGCTACAGCAAAAACCTCAGAGCTTGAAGTTGGCTCTTTCATCGAACGCGCTATGGCTATGTAAATGTATTCTCTACTGCCACCTAGACTATCAACCCCAGCGAAACCATTAGGCAGTATAGATATTGAACCATGATCACTTTCAGCGTTATTTTTATCGGCAAAAAGTCGTTTATCGTTACTAGTGCTTAGTCTTGTAAAGGTAGCTCCACTATCGTCAGGCGCTCCACCATCTCCTGTCGCGCCACGCATTGCGTCTAGCATAAACCATTCTTTTCCGCTGTGACTTACACACTTATACATTACAAATTGCGGCTCAAACCCACAATTGACTTCAAAACTTCCAAAAGTAGCCCCAGCGGTAAAACCTCCACAGCTTATAACTGGGCTATCACCGTCACTTCCGAAGCCAGTTGATGATCCGTCATTTGGGTGGTGTGCGAATAGGTAGGCTACAAAATTTTGACCACTTTGATTTGTTGCATTTCCACCGACAGTAAAAACAGTACTAGTTGGTGCTGTATCACTCCAGAAAGCATCATTATCTACCCTAGCATCTGTAAGATTTAAATTATTAGCGTAATCTTGTGGTGCGGAAGAATGCATTCCTCGATGGTAAACTACCCAATCATCTGATCCATCACTTAGGTTTTTCACTAGCATCATGGCTGGAACTGCATTTAATGAATGTGATATATTTCTTGGGTGTGATCCCGATCCTGTCCACGTCACAATTGCAAAATAATTTTCAGCCTGACGCCAGCACCAATTTACATAACTATAACCGCTGACGTTTTGACGCGCACCAGAAGTATTAACAAATGTAAAACCGTTTGAATTAAAAGACGATATACTTCCGTCGGTGTCTTCGGCATTTGCTTCATTTGGATATAAATCTTTTGTTCCACCGCGTACTGTATCAACAATCATTGGGTCTTCAGCTAAATCTCTATTTTTAAACCAGAGCATTCCGCCCTCAGAACTCAAATCAATATTGTTCGTGATTGTCTGTGCTGCGTTTGTTCCCTCGTACAAGCTTGTAGAAAACACATCTGAAATATCAAGACCACCACTACTAGCCGCCGCCGAACCAGCCGCTGCCTTTAATAATTTAGTTGATATCTTCATTACTTAATATCCTGACCAGCGACCAACAGATTGTATATCGTGCCACCGTCTGTGGTAAATATTACAAACGTATCAATGGCATTTGCCGTTGCTGTTAGTGTCGGTGCAGTACCACCCACAAAGTCTACACTTGCTGGAAATGTCACTGTGTAACCACTAGCAGACGCATCCTGTTTTATTTTGAGAACAAAACTAGATACCTTGCCAGATGCGGCTGGGTTGCTAAACGTATACGTTACATTCTCAGTCAGCGTATGCTCAAACACATTGCCATCACGCAAGTTAAGCGTAGCAGCATTAGAGCTAGATGTAACCGATGTGCTTTCTTCTATTGTTCCGTTGTCGAATGTAGCCACACCATTTGCGTCTGTTGTAACGAAAGCACTTGCATTAGTAGTTCCTAGCGCATTAGGCAACGCTATCTCATATGTAGAGTTTGCGCTATGTGGTGGACTAGCAACTGTAACCCCGTGAGAATTAGCCTCACAGTTTAAAACTATTTTTGCTGAATTTGTGTTACCTTTTACAACAACTTTACCCGTGCCATTAGGTGCAAGCTCTAGGTTTGCATTTGACGTAGTAACAATATCGTTACCGTTCATATCTAGGTTGCCGCCTAGACTTGGAGTCGTGTCACTAACCAAATCTGAAAGCTTGGCGTCTAACTGCGTTTGTATTGCGCTTGTAACGCCGTCTACGTAGTTTAGCTCCGTCGCTGTAGCGGTAATGCTTAGATCAGATAGCTGCTTGACAAGTGGATGGCCACCTGCCGTTGAGCCGTCGTGGACAACCGCCGTATCCTTGTCAGTATCAACTGTAATTTCACCAACAGCGCCAGTAAATGAACTATGCTGCGAAGTTGTGCCGCGTCTGAATTGAACTTGTTTAGCCATCAGCTAAGCCCTCCATAATCGTCTAAATTAGCGACTGTTCCAGTTACTAAGCCGTAATCTTCATCAATAAAAAAATCGTCTTTTGTTGCGGTAATCATAACTTTAGCCGCGCCAGCAAGAGTAATAGCATTATCACTGTTGCTACTTTCAGAAACCGTTCTAGTGAGTGTAGTGCCGCTATGGGTATATACACCAGTTCCGATTTCAAAGTTACTACCTTCTTCTACTAGGTAACGTACAGTGTCACCATCAGAAACACCGCCACCAGCAAATGTTTGATAACCACTTTCCGCTGATCCAAGCGTAATAGTGCCAGTTCCAGTTGTGGCCGTAGCAACCTTAACCCGATTAGCTAAAACAACCATATATCACCTTATGCTAACTGAATGACACCATTAGACGCTGAAAAATCAACTGTTAAACTATCACCATCATTGAGTGTTAAGGATGAACCATAATCATAATATCCAATCAACGGATCTGCTGGAGTACTTACAGTATCATCGAATATGTAAACATATCTAAATGGGCCTGTAGAACCACCAGAAGAAGTAAGCGTCAGATCAGCAAGAACAAGCTTATATGTGCCACTTGCTTGAGCAGATGATGATGTGGTTACATTTCGTGATGATAAATTAGAATATGAAACTTGAGTAACATTTCCTAATATTCCATTGCCATCTGCTGAAGGGTCTGAACTTTCAGAAGATGGTGATGTATTTGATAAAGCAATAGCAATCTGATCGCTTTCTAAATCCATGTTGTGAACTGCATTTTTCACAAAGTCATTAATCTTATTAAATGTTGCCATTTTGGGAACTCCATTATCTTAGCATATGCAAACGCATTGTAACGCATTTTTTCGAAGTTGCAAAGTCTAGGATGGCTTATCTGGAAAATTTGGGTTACTTGGATCAGTTGTGTTTGACGGCAAGTCTCTTAGCGTTTGCCGATATGTAGCCCATTCAGCTTTTTTAGTCTCACTTAGTGGAGTGTCTAACGTTTGTGTCCAATCACTATCGGATAAATATCCGTTGCGCCTCTTGCGTAATTCATTCCAAGCATAATCATCTATCACTTCTTCTATGTCGGTTTGTGACTTTCGTACTGGCTGACCATCTATAATGTTATATTCATCACTTGAGTATTCACCCTCAATTATAGAACCGTTTAATAGAGCATCACTTTCTGACCCTTCAAATATCATTTTAATATTATTTGTTGCTGGATCGTATATTGTATATTTGGTCATCTGTAACGCCTCAAGATAGTAAGCTCTAGTTTGCAAGTAGGGCTTGTAATACCGCTAAGTCCTGAAATGGTTACTTTGACATTTCGCGTACCACTAGCAACGGTTTTACCACCGCTTAAAGTTTGCAAACCTAAAAGAATACTCCCAGTAATGTTAATTCCAGAAACCTCCGTACCATCTATATATAGTTGATAGGTTGCAGTATCTCCTGACCCAGCCGATCCAAAAATTGCTAAATTAGCTATAGCTATTATACCTCCAGCATAGCTCATACTCACATTAGTATCTAAATCCGTTGTTTGACCATTTGTTAAAGTTGTAGTTCCAAAAGAGCCAGTAGTTGAAAGTGTAATACTTTCACCAGCAACTTTAAGTGTATCAACGGCTGCATTTTTGATTTTAGCATTTTCTATCAAACCATCGTTAATTTGTGCCACTCTTGTAATAAGCCCTGAAGTAGCAAGTAAACCACTTGTAATTGTATTTGCTGCTATTTGAGTTGCAGTAATTGTATTAGCTTGTATTTTAGCAGCCGTTACAGCATTGGCCGCTAGTTTTGGTGTAGATATTTCACCATCAGCTATTTCAGTTGCAGTAATACTATTTGCCCCTACTGCTGCAACAATTTCAGCCCAAGTTGAACCTGTCCATCTGTAAAGCTTATTATCACTGGTGAGAAAAACTTGCTGGTTTACATAATCACCAGATGCTGGAAGTGAACTAACTGGTTCAATAATATCTAAACCAGCATCTATAAATATCTGTCTTATACCATTTTCAAAATCAGCATCATCTAAAAATGTAGTAGTAGCAGAAACACCAGAAGTAAAAGCCGACTTATTACCAGAATAATCGACTGATTTTAGAAAGTAATATCTAGTCTGATTTAATCCTAAATTTGTTCTAGTAAAAGTATCACCAGCAGAAATGCCAACCAAAGTTGATCCAGACGAATTATTAACGGTATTTTCGTATATTTCTACAAAATTTAGATCAGCATCTGCTGGATTAGTCCAATCAATAGTAATAAATTTAAAACCACCCGTAGCAGATATAGAAGTCGGAACGGCTGGTGCTGTTGTATCACCGCCACCAGTAAATAGAACTGTAGAATATGCCCCTTTGTTACCTTGTGAGCCTACAGCCCTAACCCTAATAGTATACTGAACGCCATCAACTAGTGGAGAAACTTCAATACTATTTTCTATTGTAGTAGTGGAATTATAAACGCTATCTGCTACAGCTTTCCATTCAACTTCATAATGATCGACAAATTTATTATTAGCAGCCGTCCAAGAAAGTATGACAGAATTAATAAATGTTCCATCACTGGTTGTTCTACCGCCACCAGATGCAGTAAGATTATTTATAGCTAAACCGTCAAAGACATTTGGTAAAACAGTATTATCTTTTTCAAAGTCTGTTTCTTCTGCTGACCAGCTAAAAACGCTTTGGGTAAGCTCCCTAAGTGTCATATTGACAATTAATTCACCTGTTTCCTTAAAGGCAAATGCCCACCGCTGCACCTCAAACGTCTTAGCACTAAATCCTAGTCTAGAATTAGTAATGCTAATTACATCACCAACTTGAACGCTCAATGCCCGTAAACCAAAATCAGCAGTAATAGTAAGCTGCTGCCTATTTCTATATAAAGCAATCTTAGCAATACGTTGCGCCATAGAATGACTAGATGTCATTGGCAATCTAATATCAGCAGAACTTTCTATGCCACCGTCAGCAGTAATAAAGGTTGATGATTTTATTTCTTTATAATCTGTTTCTTGCCAATTACTACCAGCGCCACGCCATGTACCTTTGACTATATTGAAATTATCACGCCTGCTATGACGGGTGCTGACTTCTATATTTGATCTTAAATCATCTTCATCAAACGTCTTAATTGATGCAGTCCAAGCCGCTGCTTTCATTCTCCACTCACCTTGAGCGAACCATAATAAGCCACCCATTGAACGGGCTAGGGTATCCAGTATATCTTTGGGCTGTGAAGAAGTTACAAATGAGCCATTAGTTTCATATCGGTTTTCTGTACCTGATCCAGCTAACGTAACATTTTCATCACATATGTTTGCCGCTGTAGAAACTAAAGTGTCATCAATTTCACTGGCGTTTGCGTCCAAACCATATCCAGAAAATAGATAATCCCGTAGACATAAGGCTGAATTAGCTGACCAGCCAATTGAAGATGTTCTAGGATCATAAACCTTTTTCCCCCTTACTAAAGCCGTAAAAACTGGCTGACCCGTAGGAAATACATCAGCATCATATTTTAGCCTTACATAAATATAAGCTATTCCTGATAATTTATGGTCATTTGTCCAGTGACCATCACTTTCACTTACTAAATCACTGTCGGCTGATTGCCCTGCTGTTCCTACGTGGGTATTTATTCTTACAAAGCCATTATATCTTGTTGTCGTATTGCTATCAGGATCAGTGGCATTTGTTACTTCACCATCACCATCGAGAGTTAATTCCAATTCATCTAGGTAAAGTTTTTGAAAGCTATCCACCTCATGGCCAGCTACTGCAATAACTTTGTGTAAATATAAGTTATCGTCAGTTGCTTCTGTATATACAACCACGCCACCAACCTTAGTTTCACCATATATTATTTGATGTGGCGCTGCTGGGTTTACTGCATTTACATCATATCCACGGCCAGCATCACCAAGAGACGGTCTTGGTGTAAGTGCATTAAGAGCAAAGCCAATAGCTGCATTTATTAGAAATTGCCTTGCAAATGTGCTAAATACAAAAGCTGTTGTAAAATATGCTGTTGATGTGGCGGCTGCGCTGATTGCCGCTACAACTAATGTTACTGGATCTTGCGGTATATCTTTTTGCCAAGATTTAGGGCCAAATGGCATCTGGTCTAAAAATGACTTGCTTTTATATAATGCTCGTAAAGTCATTAGGTGACACTCCAAAATATATCGGGCTTTTCTGTGGGTAAGAATACCAAACCTTTATTACCAACAAAAGCCGCTAAATCAGACACTACCACACCAAATGCAATCGGTAAAACTACTTTATCCTCACCCATATCACGGCCAACGATAGTGCCTCTAGGTGGATATTCTGTATATATTCTGGTCAATCTGCTATCTACAGCATCAAGAAAATCTTTGTATTCTGATCGTGTATTAAATTTTCTATATTCTACCAAAGCATTTTTTGCACTGTCATATCTGTGCAAATACTCATCACAAAAACCGCTTCCTATCTGCATTTGAACACACGTATTAGCAAAAGTTAAACAATCGTGATAGCCCCACTCAAAAGGCTCATCTTGTACTGTTTCTATATAATCAAATAATCTTTTATCCCAATCTACCAACTTCATTCACTGGTTTTGCCCCAAGCTATCACTTTATTTTGCAAACTATCAACAAACTGTAAGCCTTTATCAGTTGTCACGCCTAATCCTGATAATCTTGCTTGTTGGCTTTGATCTGTGAAACGTAAAACTCTAGGACGTTCCAAATCCACTAATCTATTTTCTACTGTAAGAGTTACAGTGGAAGTTTCTGGCCCTTCATCAATTATCATTTGATCCATAAAACCCTGAAATACTTCAGAGCTATCACCGCCTACAATACCGAAATAAATAGTGCATAGACGGCCCTGATAAGCCTCAGTAAGTGCATCTGATAGGATTGATGAAGGTATACCGCTTAAAACCAATGTAGCACCTTTAGCGGCTATCTCAGCCGTTTCTTCAATATTACTTATAGAAAGTAAAGTACCAGCCCCAGTATATGTATTAGAGCTAATTGTTAAGTCACCAACACCCGTCCAAAGACGTAGATTTGCACCGTCAAAAGCTAAATCGACAGCCATGTATGGTTGTACAACTTCACCTTCTAAAGCACTTGTAATCGAAGATTGTAAGTCTCTTGACATTAGATAGCCTCTACTGCGCTAAAACTAATATTATAGAAACCATCAGAACTAATATCCCAATTCTGTTCATTGGACGCCAATCTAAATCTGCTCTTAGGGTATGTTAAATCACCAGTTGCTGTAGATGCAGCCGCACGTAAAGATGGCCAGATTTCCAATGTGCCATCACCAGTTTTGTCTAGTGTCACCTGATATAACCTAGTGCTTGCTCCACTGCCTAACGAAAAATAGTCACCTCTCAGAAGCGTAGCACTGCCACTATTTACATCAGCCGTAACGCTAGTATCTCCAGCAGAACCAGTAATAGTTAATGATGTGGCCGTTCCGTGTGGACTGTTGGCTAATGGTGGCCCTAATAAAAACGTACCATATTGACCGCGTAAAGCATTGAGCCAACCCGTCCATTTTTCAGCATTAGTTTCATTCATAGGTGGTAAAGTTAAATCTGCTTCCCAGCACATACCAGCGTGAGCAACGACTTGTTGAGCCATACTAAATGGGGAGCGTGATACAGAAACCACATTCCTAGCTCTAAATGATATGCTTTGGATACCAGTGTGAGTTGGTAAATCTAGTGGATAAGATATAGCCATTAGCCAAATGCAGCCGCGTAGCTGCCCCCTCTACGTCTTGCGTCTAATACTGCTGATTTAGAAGCTTCTACTATTTTAGGAAGCATAGATTGTATTTCAGAACGGCTTACACCCTCTTGAAAGTTATTGTATTGATTTATCACAAGCCCCTGACCGCCAAGCTTATTATTTGGTATTATATGACCTGATCTATGTGGTACTAATATTTCTGGGCCACGCTCACCAACTATTGTAGCCCTACCACCAGTAACAGGCCCACCCATAGCGTTAGCTGGTAATGATGGAATAGACTTCATCAACATAGCGACAATTCCCGTACCCTCTCCTGTTTCAGCGTTGAATGAGCCTACCAAACGCTGTACCACCAGCACTTTATACAACTGAGCTATTATATCTCTAGCCATCGACCTAAAAGCGTCTTTGACTGATTTAGTGCCTGTTGAGATAGCCATAAAACCTTCTTCTAGAGTTGACTTCATAGTATCGGCAAATGTTTGTGTACGTTTTTGCATGGATTCCATAGCATCTTTATTGGCTTTATCTACCATTTTAAAATACTTGCGTAAGTCGATTAGCTGTAAATCTTTTATGTTTCCAACGACATTATCAATTAAAGAACCTTCTTGCTTGCTTTGATTTCTGAGCTGTTTTAATCGATCTTGAAGTTCCTCAATATTTCTACCTAACATTTCAACCACAGTTATTGGAGTATCGCGTCCAAACTCATCTTGAAGAAATCCAAATATTTCTGGTTCACCTCGAATATTAAGAGCGTCTTTTGCTGCTTGCATAACTTGTTGAATCTTCTTTAAGGCAATATCAAACTTAACTCTAAGTATTTCTATTTGCCTACTTATAGAACTAACCACAGTTCCAACAATAACACCCATCACCTGAAAAGCGTTGATAATACCATTTAATACGGTTATCACAGCTTCTTTTAGAACATTAAAAGCTGCTTTCAATCCATCAAGTATTGGTCTTAAACCCTCAAAAGCTGGCTTTATGTCAGCAAAAAACTGCTTAAAGTCGAATGACATACTTTTTGCGCTTTTACCCATCATAGC